ATCGTCGAAACGTGGCGATAGCCATCAGCAAGCTTGTTGAGCTTGTCCGTAAGGCTGATTGCCTCGTTGCTGTACTGAGCAAACTCGGCGCGACCCTCTTCGGTGGTTTGATCGAGAGTCTTGAGCTTGCCTTGGACGTAGGCCAGGCGATCACCAAGGGCCTGGGCGTCTTCGCGGGTGCCGCGAACGCGCTTGCGGTAATGCTCTAAAACGTCAGCTTGTGCTGCAGCTTCCTGTGCGGCAAGATTCTCTAAGCCCGCAATCTGCGAAGCCATGGAACGGCTTCTGTAACTTCCGGCGGGGGTAGCCGCAAAACCAGCCCGCGCTTGTCCGAGGAGCCCACTGATGCGGGTGGCCGACATCTGGTCTTCAAGACGAGCCAGGCTTTGCAGGCTGTGCTGAACCCTGTCATCGATTGATTGGATGACATTGTCAAGATCGCGCTTGGCCTTATCTGACCTCCTCTTAATTACGTCAAAGAAAAACGCAATACCGGTACCCGCAGCAAGCCCGGCGGCCGTTGCCTCAGGGCCAAATGAACCCAGAACATCGGTGACACCAGACGCAGACGAATTGATCTGATCAAGTACACCGTCAAGCTGCTGAATCTGGTTTGTTAATTCAGCAACCCTGTTGATCGCTCCATCAGTAACGATGTTCTGAAGCTTGTCGCCTATTACCGGCAGGTTTGTAAGTGTTTCCTTAGTTGCACTAAGCCAATTAGCTAAAGCTCCACTACCTGATCCAAGTAGGCCGGTTGCCTTCATCCCGGCACCGCTTACGCCGCCGAATACAGCACTTCCTGCCCCTAGCGTGCCGATGCCTTCGATAGTGCGAGTCCATGCACCAAGCGCGGTGCGACTTGCGCGCCCAAGGTCGCCCAGGCGGTTAATAAAGCGCCCAATGTTTGTAGTAGCGCCCTTACCAAAGTCGCCTATACCTTTACCGATTTTCCCAATTTCTTCGATCCTCAGCTCTCGCATCTTGCGAGACAAGGACACGATGTCTTGCTCAAGAAGTTGCGAGGCTTTAGACCCCTCTCGGGTATTGCGCTGTAAACGCTTTAACTGATCTATATACCTTGCGGTAGCTGCTGAGCCGAGTTTTTGTGCGGTTACATTGTCAAGAATTGCTTTGCGCTGTCTATCTACGGCAACAGTCGACCCGTTAAGGCGGGCCTTGTAGATATCAATATCGCCAGAAAGCGTCTTATAGGCGGCGCTGTTGATGCCGACCTGCGAGCGGAGCTGTTTAAGGGAGGTAATGCCTGCCTTGAGTGCTGCTTCGCTTTGATTTTGTGCGTTAGTAAAACCTTTTAGCTGACTACGTAGTGTACCGATCTCTGTGTCGGTTAACTTAATAGCATTATTAAGCGCCTTAAACTTGCCCTTTAGCGCATCTAGCGAAGCATCGGTTTTAAGGCCGACCTTAATAAGAACATCTTGTACGTTCTTAGCCATCGGAGCGCTTGCTGAGTTCGCTTAGTGCTGCAGCCTCCATGAGACGGAGGTCCTCAAGCATTTCGCGGCGGTTGTCGACATTGTAGAGGTCAAATAAGCCGCCAGAACACAGCAAAATCTCGTACTTCAGCCCCACGTAGCCCGACATGCTCGTCGTCCACTGGGTCTGCATTCTTAGGAACATCTCTAGGACGTCCCAGTTGTCGTCCCAGACTTCAAAGTCGCCGTTGTCCTCGTCCTTGGGCGCAGACGGAGGCAGGACAATGCCAAGGGCTTTGGCATCATCCTGCGTGTGGTCCTCGATCCGCTTACCGCCCGAGGCCCAGTAGACCGCGGCGTCTTTTAGTTTCCCGCCTTGGCGCCTTCAAAGGTGTCGGTGTAGGCCTTGAGGACTCCGCGGATCCAGTAAGGATCGTCGCTAAGTTCACGCATAGCTTCGACAGAAAAAGGTACAACCTTACCGTTCTCATCCTCGATACCGTCCCAACCGGTAAGTACGGCCTTAAGAAGTTCGAACTCGCTCTTATCGCTGAGCTTCACAAAGTCAGCACGGCCGACACGCTTAAAAGTCGCATCAAAGGTGTTGGTCTCAAACAGACCGCCGTCACTAGGTTCCTCGATGGCAACGGGCCACTTGAAGGTTTTGACCTTTTTACGAACGAAAGCCATAAGGGGTAATTAGTTCCTGTTTATCTTACAGGCACAAAAAAGGGCCGCATAAGCGGCCCAGGTTTGGTGTGATTCCCGATCAGCCTAGGTAAAGCTGAGCGCAAATTCATCATTGCCTGCAGTCGAAGGAACGCAGGTGTAGGGGATGGTGAACATGGCGATGCCGTCCTGGTCCCCGTAGGACACGTCGCCGATGTCGACACGGGTCGAAGCAAAGTCGACAATGTTGCCCGCGGCAGTGCCGTGGGTGAAGTCGAGGTTGCCGAGGGTGGTGTCGGACAGAGCAGCGGTGAAGTAGTCCTTAGACGCAATGCTGACTGCCTCGATGGTGGTCGAGCCGGTGCCAGCGCGGTCGGTCAGCAGAACTTCTTTGTCGGAACCGATGAGTTCCCGGTAGACGAGGGTGTTGCCCACGTCGAAGGAGAAGGACTGCAGCTTGCCTGCGTAGGACAGCAGTTGGAAGCTGCTGGTGTTGCCTGCCTTGAAGATTTGCGGGGTGGCTTGGTTCGCAAAAGATGCGGTAGGCAGAGCGCTGTCATCGGGGCTGTTGTACACCCCGGTGAAGGTGAAGTCGATCGAAGGAATTTCGCCGACGTTTGCGTTGATCTGGAAGGTGCCGCGACAGCCGGTCACTTTGTGGCGCAGACCATCAATGTTGTAGTAGATGGTGACGCTGTCAAAGCTTGAGCTGACAGGGGCATAGGTGCAAGAAGTCGAGGCGACGATAGTTTCATCGAGGCCGCAAGCCTTCAGTGCCTTGCCGTAGGCGGGGGCGGTGCCGGCAGTACCGGAACCAGCCATTTCCACGCTGAAAGTGCATTCAACGCGGGTGTTTGCAAGCAGTTGCTCGGATGCGCCCAGATAAGGGCGGACCACGTCACGGCTTACAACGTCACTCTGCTGAGGAGTGATGTTTAGGTCCCGAACTAGAACGGCGTCGGCGCCGGTCGGGCTCGGATCCGTCCCGTACGTCGACTCCGTCTCGATCAGAATTAGGCGTTTCCGCAGTAGCAGAGCCATCGGTGATTACCTCAGACGGTGTTGGGGGAAGCGTGCGCTTGATTAGTGTGCGCTCGCCCGTTTCCGGGTCCAGCAGGTAACTCCCGCCTTCACCACGGTGTTCACTTGTCATGGTAAGTCGAGTGACTTGTTAGGCCTAAGTCTAGGGGTCTCTATTTATTGGGATAGATCTGCTACTTCGCTCCTGTAACGAACGTCATATTCGCAGAAAACTACTCCTGCAGGTTGATCCGCTTCGAAGAAATTAAATGTGGTCTGTGCAGGCTGAATGTCGATCGCCAAGCCACCCAAAGTTAGATCCGACATTAACCGGGAGTGCATACTTTCGATTACAGGATCGGCAGTCTGATCGGCAACAGTGGCCCGCACAATCACATTGATCCGGACCCGCAGGGTCCAGTCAAGGGTGGGCAAACTCGTGTTCTGAACTGGGTTGTCGGTGATTGGCTCGACAACAATGGCAGGCGATTCCGCACGGGCCATGGGTTCGACACGGCTGCGGTAAATGCGAGTACCGACGCCGGCTGTCCCCGTAAGTGCCGTTTTGATAGCGGCAAGGATGGTTTCGCGCTTAGTTGCCATTACGTGTTAGTTCCGTAGGGACCTGGATCTTTAGTTCCGGTCGTGATGGCCAGAGCTCTACGGTAAATCAAACAGTCCGTCTTTCCGGCGGCTTCTAACGCCTTCCGCACCTTATGCCAATTTGCCAAGGTGTGCTTATCCATCCGATCATTATGGGTATGAAATTGGCAAATGGCTTTACTTGGTCGCCATTGTGATCGTTACTGATTCTCCAGAACCTATTGCGGTACAGCGGGAACGGACAAAGCGCACTATGCGATCTGGGTAGAAGTGGGCGTCAACACCTGACTGGTTGTGTGCTTTAGCCGTATCAAGCTCAAACCACGTCGTGCCATCCAAACTGCCCTCATCCACCGCGGTGACGTTGCCGCCGGTCACGTCATGGACAAAGCAGAAGTCACTGCCCATGACTTCTACCGAGTTAGTTGCCCCAATCTCGGTAAGGGTGCCGAGCTCGACAATGTTGTCCCGGCGACCAGCAAAGCTTCCGTAGACGAGTGCCATTAGTCCTTCATCAACATGACTTGGGTGATTTTTCCGTCGTCCATGAGCATCGCTTCGCGGACGCTGTAACCAACACCGTCAACCGTCATTGACGTGCCACGCAGGAGCGACGGGAAATCTGACGTCTTCACAAGCAGCCTGTAGTCCGTCGTCAGGATTACGCCGTCCGCGATCACCTCGCTAGGCATGTCAAAGATGCCTACGCCTGATGCGCTGGAAGTGCTGACGTCAACCCCGAAGCCATCGGTGTTGAAGAAAACGTCGAGGTCTTCTGTGAATGCCATTGCTAAATCCTAGACATGAAAAAGCGCCCAGACCTGGGGCCTAGGCGCAGCTGATTACTGAACTAAGTTCAGCCGTACTTCTTGGAACCAATAGCGTTGACGCTGTAGGTGTGGGTCGAAGTAGAGGTGGTAGAAACGGCCTTAATCCAGCGCTTGGCGGCGGACTTAGGGAAGACCAGAACCTGCTTGTTAGCAGAGGTGCTTGCCTGGGCAAACGCCACAGCAGCAGAGGCTTGAACAGCGCCGTCGAGGTAGAACTCGGTGGTTACGTCGCTGTAAGAGCCGCCCTGGGTGTCGGCAGACTGCACCTTCACGTCAAGGGTGGACGTGCCACCGTTTTCGACGTCGAGGATGAGGACGACGTCGCCCTCGTAGTCGTTCATGTCGACAGCGGTGCCGTCGAGGTCAGCGGTGCGCTCGGCGGTAGGGGCCAAAGCGAAATGGTCCAGCTTCTCCAGACCGATGGAGAGGATTGCCATTGTTTACTCCTTAGGAGTGGTTGAACGGGTGCGCTTGGGCTTTGCTTCGGGGGCAGGTGCAGACTTTTCAGTCGCGACCTTTGCCTTACCAAGTAAGACCAAGAAATTTGCGTCCCGATCATTGAGCTCCAAAAGGGAGCCCGCCGAAGCAGGCTCCCCGGAGATCATGACCGGCCGCAGGATCTCAATTTTCATGAGTCACGAAGCGGTGGACAGATCCTTTATGGAGATCAGGTGCCCAGGCAGAAGGCGGAAGGCTGCTTGACAGCAACGTCGACGTCCTGCAGAGCGATGATCCGGACGGTACCTGCGGTAGCACCGGCATAAGGATCAACGGTCAGATCCAGACCGGACCACATGCCCATGATCAGCATCGAGAAGTCGCCGAACAGGGTGTCGTTAGCAGCCAGCTGGTTGGAGACGATCACGGGGTAGCCGTTGACTTCGTTGTTTTCGAACACGAAGTCGCCGCTACCGGCATCCTTCTTGGTGCCCTTCAGAGCGCCGCGGGAAGTGGCGTTCATGATGTAGCGCAGGGCGCCGGCGTCTGCGTTAGCAGCAGCAACGTCGGTTTCCATGGCAATCAGCTCCTCGAAGGTGCCGCTGCCGGTCAGGGTCTCGGCGCCAATGCCGGTGACGTTGGTCAGACCCAGGGGCTGGTTGCTGGAACCGGTGCCGTAGATAGCAGCGCGGTCGAGCTCTTGAGCGATGACCTTAGCCAGGTCGTCACGCACCATCTGCTCCACAGAGATAGTGGATTGCAGAAGAAGACGACGGCTGTAGTCAACATAAGCACCCACAGTTTTGGGCGTCATGTTCACCTGGTCGATGGCCTGTTGGCTCTCGGTAGGTGCGCTGTTTTCCCCAACCCAATAAGCGGTCGCAGCCGAAGTTTGGCGAGGAATACTAATGTTGCCCTGCAGTCCGTTCAGGATGGTGATACCGGCCTGGGCAAGTGCCAGACGGTTACGGAGCAGGTCGATGAAGGAGCCAGACAGCAGCTCGTCGGCAACCAAGTCACCACCAGCGCTGGGGGTACCGGCAACCAAGTCGCGACGCAGGACCTCGTTGGGCACCACGATGCCGTTAGAGGAACGCTCGTACTTCTTAGCGGCGGCTTCGCCAACTTCGATTTCGAACGCGGCAGCCCGACGTGCATTTGCATCGCCAGGGTTGGCCAGATAGTTCAGAGCACGCAGGAAGCTAAAGCTCTTGGTCTCTTTATCAGACAGGCCAACGTCATTGGTGGTGACGTCGGTCGAGCGGATGGGTTGTTCCACAGGAGTAGAGCCGATTTTGTCGAGGACAGCAGCGCGTGCCTCATCGATGGTGCGACCACCGTCGATAAGTTCGCGAGCCAGGTCTTGCATCTGGTGCTTTTCGCCCAGAGCGGAAATGGCGGTAATACGGGTCCGCTCGGCCTCAGCGGCCTTGGACCGGATCACCTCCAGATTTGGGGTGGTTTCTTCCATTGCAGGAATGGGGTTAGGTGCGGGGTCGGCCGCTTGGCGTGTCGTTTCTTCTGCCACTACTTCCGCAGCGGGAGAAGTTACTTCATCACCAATACTAGGCTCAGTGACTTGCAAGACCTCGTCCATAATTGGTTCAGGGGAAAGTAGGGATCGTCCGATTCCGATTGTTGGATCCGCGGGGATACTTACAACCGAAACCTCGTGAGGAGACCACTGGGTAGCGACAAAATCGCCCTCCCGCTCCTCCATCTTTTCGATGGCATATCCGAAGCTGATCCCGCGCAGGATTCCGTCCTTGACGTCGTCAAGAATTTCCTGAGCAAGCTTGTTACGCGAAAAGCGAACCTTTGCGTAACCGCGCTTCTTCTCGCCGTCAACCCACGCACGCTCAACTACACCCACGACCTTGTCAGGGTTGTGATTGAACAGCAGCGGAGCCCCGTCGTTCAAACGGGTCAGGTTTGCCGCGCCGTCATCATGGCTAAGCACTTCGTTGCCGAAGTAGCGGGCCACTGGGTACTCAGAGCTGAAAGGGAACTCAAAGGTCCTGGCCTTGACACTCCGGAACTCGGTGGTTTCCGTGCGGGTGTAATTACCACCCTCAATGTCTCGTACAGACTTAGACCCGGATTCGCCACCCTCGACATTAAAGGTGGGTTCCTGCGTCAGTTCCTCTTGATCAAGCTCTGAACGCTGAACCTCAGCGTCCATAGCTTTGTCGTTTTCCATAGAACATCTAGGCCAAGACTGCTACAAGTCTATCGGTGATCTTTTTTAAGCCTTGCGTTTTCGCGCTGCTCTGCGCGGCGGTACCGGAGCTTCTTCAGCTTGTTGCTCCGATTGTTGATTATCCGCCTGGTTATTAGCAGTGCTACCAGTAGCAATAATATCTTTATCAAGAACAACATTTGCAGATTCGGCTACGTCTTGTTCGCGGGCTAGTTCATTGACGTTGTCATCGTAATCACCGCCGCCATAAGCAATGATTTGTGCTTTGGTCATGTAGCCGGCTTGCTCAGCCTCGCGGTACGCCTTGACTTCCTTAAGCGGGTCGACCCAAGTCCACCCGCGGGCCATCCAACGGGGGCTTTCGTAGCGCTCGGGGCGCGTTTCGTAGTCAGGCAGAGGCAATTCGCCGCTAAGCACTGCAAGGCTGAGCCACTCGCGGAACACCCGCATATGCAGGTTCTCGATTAGGTAGTCCTGGACAACGCGCCAGTGCTCACGATCTTCCAGGAGGCTCAGGCGGCTGCTGCTGTAGTTCGTGTCGCTGAAGTCGCGGCTAAGCGTCTCGTAGGAACAGCCGAAGCCTGAGGCAAAACGACGGACCTTATTTTTGACGAACATCTCGAACTGCTGGTCAGGCGAGTTGATGTTTGGGACCGTCACGGACTCGCCGGGTGAAAGGTACTTGTAAGTACCAGGTTCGAAGTCCGTTACGCGCTGCTTGTCCTCAATGTCGTCGGCGATCAGTTCGCCTTCGTTATTGGTGACGAAGCCCATGATCGATGCCGCCACTCGGGCGCGGACCACGGCGGCTTCCTCGTAGCCCTGCAGCTGGTGGGCGTCAGCCATGACGCTGTGGAACCAGGGCACACCGCGGTTTTGACCGGGACGCTCGGGCAGGAACAGGTGAATGACGTCGTCTGCGCTCAGGAAGATGTGCTTCTCGTTGCGCTGAGCAGCGCCTTTGAACCAGTAGTCGCCGGGGTGACGGGTCAGGAAGGCGTAGCGGACGGGGCGGCCCCACTCGTTGACCTCAACGCCATTACGCCACTCGTTGTTCTTGCTGACCGTGCCACCTTGATATTCCTCATCGAGCAGATCGCTTTCCAGCATCTGCAGGGCCAGGGGGACCTTGGACTTACCGAACGGCCGGCGCACGATACGGAAGATGGCTTCGCCTGACTCGGGCAAAGCGCCTGCGGCAAGCCACTCGAGTTGGTGGAAGTTGTGACGACCGCTGACGTCGCAGTTTTCGGCACGGGTCCAGGCGGACCACTTGCCCTCGATCATCTTGTTGATCCGCTCGTCGCGCTTGTTGCCACGTACTTGCGAGACTTGCGATTGCAGCTTGATGCCGGTGCCGACGACGTTGATCTGCGTAGTCCGCTTCGCTTGACGCGCATACGGGTTGTTGCGGACCATCTCGCGGGAGCGGTCGCGCAGCTTGCGCAGGCTTGTGCGTATTTCGGCGTCCGCGCTCGTTTGGCTCGTCAGCCAATCGCTTGTGAGGCGCGAAATCATTGCACCTTGGTAAGACCGTCGGCGAATCGGTGCCGGTTGCGGTGCCTGGCGGCCAAAGCCCAGGAAGTTGCGAACGCGAGTGCGGAGTCCCATGGCTTAGCCGTTGAAGCGGACGAACATGTTGCGGGGGTTGCCTAGGCCGTTTGCAATCAGCTCGGCTTGCTGCTCGCGCTTCACATCAGCCTTGAGCTTGGCCTCAAGCTGAATTAGATCGGCGAGTTCGTACTTCTTGAGGTTACGAGTACCAATCCGGTACTCCTGGACCGCACCACCGCTGACGATTGCGCGAATCGCCGCTTGGACAGCCTCAAGGTCCTTTTGCGCTTGGCTGCGGCCGTCGTAAGACGAAGGTGAGCCGCTGTAGGTCAGCGCTGCAGTGACTTCCAGGCGACCGTTGCCCAGGGTCAGGACTTCGCTGTCCTTGGTTGCTACTGCCTGCCAGTACCACGTACCAGCTTCGAAATCGCTGGTCGTCCCGGCGGCAATGGTGAACTCCCAGCCGGTTCCGTACGCGCTGCCCGTAATCGTTGCACCGTCGCCCCAGGTGTTGGTGCGCAGGTAGTACTTAAGGGTCCAGGCGTCGCTATTTACCTCGTTGCCAAAAGTGTCATTAGTCGGGTTATCGCGCCACTTAACTGTGTCGCCAGCTCGGATAGTCGTTGGGATGTTCACGGCCTCACCAGCTCTTTACGAAATTGGCGCGTTTTGGCGCGTTTTGCTGTTGTGATCCTAGCGCTGACTTTTGCGAAGGATCATTAGCGCGTTCTAACTGATCCCATATACTTCGCCTGTCATATTTTTGATATAGACGATGCAAACAAGCGTATGCGTAATTCAGTTCGTCTAGTGCTTCGTTAGGGCTCTGGCTTTTCTTGACCCAGATGCGCTCGGGGAAGCCGTTGCGGAAACGCAGTACCTGTCTTTCGGCCGTGAGTTCCTGGAAGTAGTCAGGCGTGATCGTCGGATAGAAGTGCAGATAGCCCGGACCAGGTTCGTTGTGCTTCAGTCGGCCGAACAACAGCGACTTAATTCCATCGACGCCAAGCGGAAATAGTTGGGCGCCTTTTTTGAGTGCGCGGCCCTTGAAGTTGATGTCGACTTTGCTTGCCTTGCCGATGATCGGTTTGCCTTTTTGGCCAACACCTTTGATGGCAATGACGCCGAGGTGGGCACGCTCGCGGGCGTACTGGTAGACCTCTTGGGTATGGTGGCCGCCGCTGTCTATGGCGCAGACCAGTGGTTTCATTTCTTCGCCAGCCTCGTTGACGTAGGGCTTTTGCAGAATCTCGTCCAGCTGTTTCCAGACCTCGGGGCGTGAAGGTGCGCCGTAGATCTTGACCCGGTCGATTAGCCAGCCCTCCTCTTCGCGGCCCCATGCCCAGACCGACAGGCTGAGGCGGTCGTCCTGGACGTCGCAGCCAACAGTGAGTGCAAGCGCCTCGACCGGAGGCGTTCCCTGTTTGTACTTCTCTGCCGCGGCCCGTTCCATCAGCGCATCGGCTCCCACCTTGGAGGCGTATTCGTCCTCCCAGACTTCACCAAGGACCGTATTGATCCAGGTTTTTAGTTGCTCGGCGTCGTTCTTTGAGTCGAGAAATTCCTCGACCAGG